ATTCCTCGTGGTACAAAGTTGGCACAGGAAGTACAGAAGGATGTTATCGATTCAACAATCTTCAATGCAGTTCAGGCAACCGTATCCGAATCCGCAAACTTTGCAGGTCTTTCCGAAGCAAGCAATAAGTTGATGGAACTTTCCGTTGGTGGAACGAAGGTGTTCTTCAATTCTCCAACCGTGAACGGAAAGATTGCTGCGGGTGGTCTCGCAAACTTCATTCCTGATTCTATCCAAAAGGAAATCTACGGCAGAAATTATTTGGGTGAATACGCAAATGCTTCACAGGTCACTCTCCCAGGTCTTCCTGTCGTGAAGGCAGGGGCATCCGCATGTACAATCACAGGAACTGCTGTAAGTGGCACAGATGATTTCAGTTCTGTCGTTATCGGTTATAAACCAATCGATACCGTTGTATGTGCCGGTGGCAAGAAGGGTGAAGCATTCACCGTTGATGGTTTGAAGGTTGTCGATGTTAATGGAATGCCGACCGATCAGGATTACACCGTCATTCTCACATCCGATGCAAATGCATCAAATGAATGTTCCATTGCACCAATTCGTGCGACTTTGCATGATACAGTAAGTGGCAAGAAGTTTGACAATTACGGAAATCCGAATGCGTGGTTTGACAGTTCCTTCACAGGTTTCGATGTAACACCTGTATTGACCTCGGGAGCATCATATTATGTTGGTGTATGTCGTGAAGACGATGCTCTTGCTTTTGATACTTATCGTTTTGCAGACTTGCCAGGTTCTGAAAATGAAACCGTGACAGTCGATGGTGTAAGTGTCAAGATGAGTAAGTTCGGTGACGGTAAGAATATGCAGTCACTTGTAAGACTTGATTTGCCGTATGCAGCAGGTGTACCTGATGCTCGCAGACAGTCTCTCTTGTACATCAAGAAATAAACAATTTGTTTTCTCCTAAATGAGATTGGCAGGGTTTTGAAACCCTGCCAATTTTGCTTTTGAATAAATACATTGAGGTAATGCAAATGGCAATAAATGTAAATGACTTGATTCAAAATGCTTTTACAAGATGTGGTCTTGTTGGAGACGGACAAGCAGTTAACGGAACAAGGGCAACAACAGGTCTTAACGAATTGAAAGACTTGATTTCGGTATTGAACACACAAGAATATATTGCCGATAATATCCGTGTATATGATGTGAATGCACGGACAAACAATCACAATAGGCAATTCCGAATCGTTTGATATAAGAATCAATAATGTTCCAAGAACGATTAAAGCAGTCGGTCGAAAGGTTGGAAACCGATATGTGCATCTTTTCAAATCAAATCTTGAAACAATCCTTGCTTGCGGAAACAAATCTTTGTCAACCCAGTACACCTACAATGTCACTTTTGATGAAAAGGCAATCAAGGACAAGTCATTGAAACCAAGTGTCCGTCAATTTGATTCCTATGACGAGTTTCCTGACCCAACCTATGTCATCAACGGATATTATGCATGGGCAATTGACACAGATACAATTTACCGATGTACCCAAGTTGGGCAATATGATTTTGCGTGGGTTGAACAATCGACCTATCAGAATCCCATTTGGAGAAATAACAATCTTTATGAATACGAATATGGGGTTTTGAAGGGTGTTATAACCTTTGATTCCCAAAGGGTGCATGATTATAAGGTCTGTTTCATTGAAGACATTCAGGATATTGATTTGACATCCGTCTTGCAGTTGCAGGATATGTACAGAAGTCTTCTTCTCACAGGATTGTCCTACCGACTTGCAATAAGATACAAGTTGAGTGAATGGGTAAATGTTTTTAAGGAAGATTTTGAGGAACAGAAAGACCTGATAAAGAGGGTCAATAATTCCAATAGACCGATTGTGTGGAGTCATCTTGGAGAGTCCTATCTTGATGATTATTACAACGGACTGAATGGAAATGGATGGTAAGCATGAGCAAGGTCAATGTGGTTTCAAATTTGATAGGTGGACAGACCAAGGCAAAGTTCCCTTCACAAATGGGGTCTGCTCTGTCCGTCAATATGTACACCGAAACGAACGGAAAGATAACCTACCAAAAGAGCATCCCTCGGAATCAAATGGTTGATGCAGATTGCGGACAGTTCCGAAGGTTGTCAAGGTTCATTTGTCGCATCGGTAGGACTTGATTCTAACAGGAATGTTCCTGATGCATTTTTCGTTGTCAATTCAAAAGTCTTCAGAATCGATTACAGGTGGGAATCACATGAGGTTGGTTCAATTGCAACAGGTTCACATCCCACATTTGCTGAAACAGGTGGAGAAAGACCCCTTCTCCTTATTGCCGATGGTTTCAATCTTTGGTATTATGATTTGAAGAATGGTGGTTCACTTCGTTCTATCGGTTTGCCAAATAAAATCAATCAAGAATCGGTTGCCATCAAACCCGCAAGTGTTCAGGTTGTCGCAGGTTCAATAATCGTTAACGATGTCGGTTCAGGTTATGCCTATTACTCAATTCCTTATCCTCTTTCAAAAACAACAAGAAAGGTTTTAAGGATTGTCGATGGTCAAGTACAATATGATGGTCTAAACCCTATCTATGATAATGTAGATTCCGATCAATGGGTTTTCCGTGACGATTATGGTGTTGTGCAATACAAGAATGGAGAATCCAACAGTGATTCAATCAATGGACTTTATGCAATTGGTCCAAACTTGATTGTTTTCGGTCCAAAATCAGTTGAGTTTTGGCAGAGAGGTTCGGCAGAATACGAAACATGGACGAGAACATCGTACACATTCAATAGAGAGATTGGTCTGGATGCGACGAACTCAATTTCATCCGTGAACAATGTCGTGTGTTTTGTTTCAAACGGCATGAATTCAGGAAGGGCAATTTTCGCAATTGACGGAACTGAATTTTCAAAAATAAGTGACACTTGGTTGGATGACATCTTGGACAAATCCGACACCGACAACATCATTGGTTTTTCATATTCCCGTTCGAACCATTCATTTTATGGAATCTACATTCCAAATGCAGAGGGTAAAAGAGACAGAACATTTGTTTACGACATCGTGACAAAGGAATGGTCTGAAAGAAGTTCAAGAAATCCAAAGACAGGCAAAGACCATGCTTGGAATCTTGTTTATCCTGTTTGGTTCAATAACAAGACCGTATTTGGACACCTGAAAGATGGTGAACTTGTTTATTTGGATGATACTCATTTTAGGGAAGAATTGAACGAAACGACATCCGTTCCTTTAATCAGAATCAGGCAGACTCCTGTCATTCTTAACAATTATCAAAACTTCACACTTGATGAAGTGGGTGTTGAAATGAATTGCGGAACGATTGACGATTATGAAGTTTCTCCCAAAGTTCAACTTGAAGTGAGTGAAGATGGTGGGTACACCTACGGAAACACAGTCTTGGAGGAATGCGGAAAGACGGGTCAATACTTTTACCGAGTAAGATTCCTAAATCTTGGAATGCAAAGACTTTGTGTAATCAAGTTGACTTTCAGTGAAGACATGGATTTGACTCTGACGAATTCATCCATCAGAGTTACACCTCTAACATTCAGTATATAGGTTTGTAATGAAACGAAATGTGGAGATAAATGGAACATCACCAATGAATGATGTGCTTGGGGCAATTACGGGTCCCTGGTCTTGTGACACCATAAATGGATGGAATGTCCTGTGGTTGAGTGAACGATGTTCTTTTTGGAGTATTTGGGCAGAAAAGGGCAAATACCAACTTCCCAAAAGGGTTGACAAAACATTGGTATGCAAGACATACAACCAAGACGGAACTTTGGGATTCTCTTTCTTGCGAATCGGAGATACATCGATTCAGTTTCCCAAGAATTGCTATGCGGAAGTCACTGTCTTTAAGACTGCGGAAAAAGATAAATAATCAAGGAGGGTAAAAATGTTTGAATCAATGGCAAACTTCTTCGGTTTCGGAAATTCCGATCAGGTCGATGAAGCACAAAAATACATTTCACAGAATAAAGAACTTTGGAATGACAATTACAAGGAAAATCAGGATATCCTAAAAAAATATCTTAATGCGACAACAGGTCTGCATGACGATACATTGAAGTCTCAATTCGATAAGGCAAAGTACGACTTTGCTAATCAGGGAGCATACAAACCATCGACATTTCGGATATGACAAGACTGTAGAAGACTTTGCAAGTCCTGCAACCGCAATGAGGGTGCAGAACGCAATGAATGCCATTGAAAATTCAAGGGCAAATGCCGGTGATATGTTTTCATCCGACCATTTGAATGCACTTAATGCAAAAGCACAGGCAATCGCATCGGAAGAATATGAAAAAGCATTTGACCGATACAACGCAGACAGAACAAGAACCCTTAATGAATGGAATGCGAACAACGAAGAAAAGAAAAATGCTTACGCATCGCAGAATGACATTTACAAGACCATGATGAATCAACTTGCAAATGATTACAACACCGACACAACAAACTTAATGAATTCCTTAAGTGATTATTATGGTGGTCTCGTTAATGCAAACAACGCATATACAAACGGTCTTGCGAATATGAACACATCTCTAGGCAATGCTTCATTGTCCGAAAACAATGGTGTTGCGGACATGCTCAACTTTGCTCTCAACGCATTCAATTCAATCATGGCAGGATAAGGAGTAGATTATGCAACCAAATAAAATTCAGTTCGATACGAATGCACTTGCAAGACATCAGCAAACAGGTAATAACATCAGGTCAATGCTCGATGCACTTGCTCAAATTCAAAATGAAGATGACGATATTGAAAATGATGTTGAGAATGCAGAAATCGAAGAATCAAATGAAAATACATTTGATTTTTCTGAACCAAAGACCGTAACGACAAAACCCACTCCTGCTCCAAATCGAATTGCCTTTGATTACAATGCACTTGACAACCATAGACAAAATGGGTTAAAGGGAACGATTAAAAACATGATTTCAAATTTCATTGGTGGATTGGTTGCACTCTAATTTTAAGGTGGTAAGAACATGGCATTAAACATTCAATGGAATTTTCCACAGGTTGCCGATTTTTCAGGAATCTTGAAAAGCAATTTGGAAAACAAGCAAAAGGCATACGATGAACTCGCAAGAAATCTCGGAAGTTCAATCCAAACCACCCATGATTACCTTCTTGACAGGGAATTGGCAAACCTAATCGAGAATTATGACGGTCAGGCAAACAAAGAAGACCTTGAAAATCAAATTGTCGCAAATAGGGCAAGACGAATCAAGAAGGACGAGTCCCCACTCATTCAATGGAGATGGCAGAACGAAAGGATGGATGCGAAAAACAACGCAATCCAACAGAGAAACAATGCGGATGCAGAAGCAAGGAAGACAACCGAGGAATCTCTTGCAACATCCGATCAAGAAATTCGAGACACCTTGCATGAAATCAGGATGGCAAGGGGCAAGAATGACGGTGATTCCGTAAGAGAACAGATGTACATCTTGGAAAAGCAGATTGAGGCAAGAAATAAGATTGCAGACATACTCGGTAAACCTCACTTTGAAATACCAAAGGAAATTATTGAACAGAAAGTTGACCCAAGTGTGGAAACGGCAAGAAGCATATCTTATCAGTTGAATGACCCGAATCTTACAATGGAACGCAAAGGACAACTTTATGCAGAAGCAATGAATCTTCCTGAAGGTTCCGTAAAGGAAAATCTTATTGCAAAATTCCCAACCATTAGAACCATTGATGAACAACGCATTCAGGCAAACCAAAGCAACTCAATAAACAGACAGATTCAAAGAAATAACGCAAGGGATGATGCGAACAAGTTGACCTTCTCCGAATTGATGTCAAAGAGTTCGTGGACGCAGGATGAAATGAATGCTTTGATGGGAAAACACAAATCAAGACTTGATGGAGATGCTCTCAAATACGGCAAGATGAGTCCTGACGAGAAAAAATATTGGAAGGACAATAATAAGAATGAATGGTCATTGCTCAAAGACAAAGGGATGATTTAACATGGCAACAATTTCGAGAGAAAAGTTAAAAGACGAATTATTGGAATCAGCATCGTTGTGGAAGAAAGGAAGTCCAGAAGAAACAACCCTTTTGAAAATGGTTGAAAACATTGACAACCTTTCCGATGACGAATTGAAGATGTGGTCTTATGTCAATCATGATGTCGTATCGAAACTGTTGCCACATAATTCAGAACTTTGGAAAATGTCAAACGGTTCTGAACCTAATTGGGTTTCAGAATCCCCCAATTTGCAAAAGATGTTCAACAACGAGAACATTCTTGATGAATGGA